CAGTCTTCACCATGGTATTCAGCTTGCTGAGCAGCCATTTGTCCATGACGGTCAGCTTCGCCTCGTCCAGCGGCTCCTCGCTGATAATCTCGGTCTGATTCTTCGTATGCGAGGAGTTCACCTTCTTAACCTTAAAATTCTCTCGAATCGCGTCGTTTACATGTGCCTCACACATATTGCATGCCATGCCTGTGATGTTTAATGTTGTCTTTGTCATTTGCTTTGCCTCCGTTTTTCTTTTTCATTCCTATTTTCTCACCGAATTTTTCAAGGGTGAGACCGAGTGTTTTTCGCACTTCTCTGATTCGTTCGCCTTGTGTCATGTGAAATCACCTCCTCTATTTTCTAAAGCATAACACCGAAAGAGACAAAAATCAATAAAAAAGTTCTTTCAAAGAACCAAAAAGTGTTGACAATGTTCTTTCAAGGAATTATACTGTTCTTACAAAGAACACAGGAGGTACAAAACAATGAAAGAGCAGAAAAAAGTGTTAAACGTGATAAAAGGCTACATGAGTAAATTTGATATTGAGGAGTTGACAATTATTGAGGACGAACAGGATTCCGTGGTTTTCTCCGGAGATGTTGAGAAATTCCTACATCCATGTGAAACGATGCAGAATGAGGCATACAGAATCAAAATGTCAGAGGTGAAAAGAGTTCTCAATTTCAATGATGAAAAATTATTCATTTTCATATAAGGAGGGATGGAAATGTGCAGAGTAGAGGAGTTGAATCAGTACATACAACAATTATTTGATTATTGGGAGGGGAAAAACGATGATTTCGAGCCTGTCCCGATACCGAAAGAAGTTGACGACGAAATGGAGAAAGATTCTTTTTATTAAAGCCGAAACGGGGCAGCAGTCGCCCCGTCAGTGTCCGGATGGCAACCGACACTCTGACGATGGCAAGCCGAAAGACATCGTACAGCGATACCGTGGGAAACATGGCAGCGGTCGCACCTGCTAAAAAGTGCGTGGATGGTCAACAGGTTTTCGATGGTTTTTAAGGTGAAAAGCATCAACACGGTATACATTGCCGGAAAAGAGGTGGACGGGATGAAAAGACCGAGAGAACCACCGACAGGAGGAAACAGGATGGATATAGGACGAATATTGCCGACAGAGGCAGCAGCAATCCTCAATGTATCACCGCAATTCGTGAGGGTAGCAATGCAGCAGGGAAAACTCCCGATAGGAACGGCGGTGCAGATGTCCTCAATTTGGACGTATCACATTTCGGAAAAACTGCTTGCAGATTATTCCGGAAAGAACATAGAAAAAGAGATTGAGAGAATACGAGGAGGTGTTGAAAAATGACGAGAAACGAGAAAAAGGCAGTGATTGAGAGCATGGCAGAAAAATTCATGAATATTGACGACCTTGAGGGAAAGTCAATGACCATTATGGTGATGTCTGCGTATGCCGAGGGTAAGGCAGCAGGAAAAGCAGAGGAGCGTCGCAGATGGGAACAGAAAGAGGCGGTTGCAGCCGTTTAATGAAAACGCCCCGTCATAACGGCGGGGCAGTACATAGCAGGAGCATGAGAGCAAAGAAAAAGGACAACCATTGCAGTGGTCGTCCTTGTGATAAGAGCAGAGGAGGAAGATGCGACAAGAAAAGAGAACTTGCGGTTGCGACCGTATAAAAGACAACAGCAAAGGAGTGAAAAAATGAGATTTTATCATGCAGCACCAAAAGAAACAATGATGAAGATATACACCGAGGACGTTCTCAAAAAGTCGTGGGATGGCGTTGTCTATATGTGCAAAGACCCGATTGACGCTTGCAAGTTTCTTGTGATTAGAGGAATGAGACAAATGAGCGTCATTGAGTTGGAACTTGATGAAAAGGAGGTTGAGGAATCACACGACCATTCAGAGACATTTTTCAAATGCAAGGCATACATAAAACACGGAGACATTGTTCTCTCCGGAGACGAGAGAATATTCGACTATGATTTTGAGTAAAGAAAAAGGACATCCGTTGCGAGCAGATGTCCGGTGCAAGTCGTGTCAGACTTGAAATTCACTAGAAATATTATAGCAAATCTGACACAAAAAAGCAACTTGAAAAGAGACCGAAAAGGTCTATAAAATCAAGGGTTTTCGGAACTTTTATCGTCCTTGTAATAGATAATAACAAGTCTACGAAAACATAACAGGAGGATTGTGTCAGATGGCAAGAAAAAGAGGGATGCAATATATCCCGTATGATTATGAGGCAGCATATAACAAAGCGATGGAGGACATGCATGAATGGTTCATTGAGAACCTGTTCCAACATCGAAAGAAAGTTATATATGCACTGAAAGAGATAACAGCAGGAGACCAGTTTGAAATTGAGATATATCCGCAGTTCCGGAGCATGGATGAAGTACCTCCGGAGGGGAGGACAATCAAGAAAGACAACAACAAGGCTCAAAAGAATCTGAATGACAAGAACGCACGGAAATATGTTGAGAGGCTAATCAATGAGAATTTCAGTGACCGTGATATTTGGATGACATTGACCTATGATGACGAGCATCTCCCACCGGACGGGGATGTGGATGCAGCAATCAAGAATGTGCAAAAGTACATCCGACGCATCAACTATCAGAGGAAAAAGAGAGGTCTCCCGAATGCGAAATATGTCTATGTGACCGCATACAATCCGGATGCGGAAATCAGATGGCATCATCACATTGTCATGGATGGAGCGTTAGACATGGAGACGGTTGAATCCTGTTGGAAACAGTCAAGCAGGAATGAGGTTCGCCGATTGCAGACGGACGAAAACGGTCTGTCCGGTATGGCGAATTATATCGTCGAGGAAAAGAACCGTGTTCCGTCGGAAAAGAGGTGGAACAGTTCACAGGGATTGAGAGACCCACGAATCAAGGTTGTTCATTCCAAACGTCCGGCAGCAGGAGGCAGTTATAAAAAAATAGGCTCATTCGTTGACAAGATGGTCAAGGATAGGGATTCCATTCCGGAGATATTGAAAAAGTGGTATCCGGACATGGATTTCACGAATGCAGCAGTGTACTACAACGATTTTAATTGCATGTTTTATATACATGCACGAATGCGGAAAAGGAGGTCGACAGGTGAAAAGACGAATAAGACGGATAAGACGGGCATTGAAAAGAGCAGGTTTATATAATGCATTTCACATCACATTGATTGCGGTATTACTGACAGGATTTTGCGTGATATTGTTCAATGTCAAAGAACCGGAGCAGCAGGAGGAAAAACCGGAGACGACGCAAGCGGAAGTGATGCAGAATCCGGAGACAATGACACAGACGGCAGAGAGCATCGAGGACAAATACAAGGTGTTTGATACCATGTCCGAGGACTGGGGGAGTGATGACCTTGAGGGATTCGTGTTCTACGACCTGCCGGAGAAGTATGCAGACAAAGGCTATTTTCCGGAGAAAATGCAGATATACACAAGATGTCTATGCAAGCAAAACGATGTTCCGTATGCCCTTGTATTGGCAATCATAGAGTATGAATCCGGATATGAGTTCGACAAGACCGGAGACAACGGGAACTCAAAGGGATATATGCAGATATATGAGAAATGGCACACCGACCGGATGCAGAAATTGAACTGCATCGACCTCATGAACCCATATCAGAATGTGAAAGTCGGGATTGATTTCCTCTCGTATCTCCTCAAGAAATACGGAACGGTGCAGGATGCACTTGCAGCGTACAACTACGGTGAAAGAGGTGCAAGGGAACATTTGTGGAACAACGGCGTGTATGTCTATTCATACAACACGGCAATCATGCAGAGAATGAAAGAGATTGAGGAGGTGGTCGGGAAATGAGGTTTGACTGGAAACCGGAATCGAAAGAGAGGTATTTCCGAAAAGCGGAGGCAGCAGTCAAGGCAGCGGGATTCGATGACATCCTGCGGGTAGACAGAGACCAGTTTTCCGTCGTCAAGGGAACGGTCAAGGTACATTTCAAACCGATTTCGAGAGACGGGAAAACACGCCGATGGTGGGAAGCAAAGAGAACGATTGAGAACATGCATGAAGTACCTCCGGCAAAAGACCAGTTCGGCAAGAAACACAAGAGCATTTTCATACATGCTTTTATGATTTTAGAAATGGAGGAGCAGGACATTTCGTCGCAACCTGCTATTCAGCAGAGGAGGCAATCAAAGTCATTGAGGAATATTTGAATCTTGCGTTGTGTTATTGTCCGGAGGAGGATTTCAACAATAAAATGAGCATCCCGAACAACAGCATCCTCAAGGATGGGAAAGTCAAGGGAGGCAGGTCATGACGCTTGCGGATTTACTCAACACATTAGAGAGTGCGGACATGCTGCGAATCATCAAGGGAGGCGAGGAGATGTTCGTCGGCTATCTTGCATTATTTGCACCGGAGGTCGGTCACACGAACTGCACACTCTATGAGCAACACAAAAACGACACGGTCGTGAAATTCAGAGCAGTTCCGGAGATTACTCACAGGAAGTGGAAAGAATTGAACCTCATGTCACCATTACGACCGGACGAAACGCCGGATTTCAAGTTTCAAGAATTGCAAATGAAACTGTATTACACAATTTATTTATAACAGGACAATAACAGGAAAACAGGAGGAAAAGACATGAAAATTATTGCAGTAATGTCACCAAAAGGAGGAATCGGGAAAACAACGACATCCGATTCAATCGCCTATATGTTGGGCGAGGAGCAGGGAAAAAGAGTGCTTGTGTTAGATGGAGACCCACAGGGAGACACATCAAAGACGTTCGGGGTATATGAACCGGACGGAATCGGCATGAGTGAACTGCTTGAGAAACATGAATGTGTCGGAGGTACATATAAAACGGGCGATTTGATTCGACCGACCGACTATTCACACATTGACATCATTCCGGCGAATGGCTATCTCATGAAAACCGACATGAATCTGCTGCTCAAGTCAGAGGACAATCAAGTCACAAGGATGCGTGAGGCATTGGAGGAAGTATCTGACGCATACGATTATTGCATTTGTGATTGTGGTCGCTTGCTTGACATGGTCGTCATCAACATTCTGATTGCAGCAGAACTCGTCATCGCTCCGGTAAAGGTCGGAGGATATGAAATCGAGGCATTGCAGAACCTTGAGGAACAGATTGAGGATTTGAGAGACATCAATCCGGATTTGAGAATCAAGGCACTCATGACAATGCGACAGAAAAACAAGACCTCTCTTGAGGTGGAGGAATGGTTGAAAACAGAATCCGGATTTGACATGTTCGTCACACCGATTCGTCGTTCCATCGTTGCAGAGAAATCAACAACGGCAATGATACCACTCCCGAAATTTTCAAAGCGTGGGATTGTGTCTCAAGATTACAGATGCGTTGTGCATGAGTTACTCACGGAAATGGAGGGGTAGACGTGGCAGGAATGAGAGCGGTGCATAAAAAGAACGGGACAACATTCAAATTCAGTGGAGACTTGAAAGAGGCTATTGAAAAAGCAGAAAAAGAACTGAAAGAAAAAGAGGGAACAACTCAATGGCTTTTTCTGAAATGGCAGTATGACAATGCAAAGAAAGCACTGGATTCATACAATCGCAGAGTGGGGGATTTGAAAGATTTCATAAGACTGGGAAAAGAGGAACTTGAAAAGAGAGAACAGGAGGCAGCAGAGCATGAGAAAAGTTGAGGGAACTGCAACAATCAGTATAGAAGAACTCGACAGATTGAGAGAACGTGAGCAATGGTATAACGATTTGAGAGGAAAACTCAAGAACATTGTCGGAAAACTTGACACAGAGGAATATGACAAGGAAATGAAGAAAATAGACGATTCTCCGGATGATATTTCGGACGAGGAACTGGATGCACTCATAAAACAGGCAGCAGGAACAGTAAAAATCATCTTAAACGGAGAGATTATCAGAAAACTGATTATTGAGTTCATAGACGATACAAAGAGCGAGGTTCACTATGCAATCAGCGAGATGTCAACAGAGGAACTCAAGGAGATTCCATTGATTATAGGAGGTTGACACATGATTCAGATTTTAGAATTGTTCGGAGGAATCGGTTCGCCTCGATGTGCCTTGAGAAATTTGAACATTCCAACGAAAGCAATCGACTATGTGGAAATCAATGAAAAGGCGGTGCGTTCGTACAATTCAATGTTCCGTGAGGAATTGGCATATAAAACACAAACGGTTGTCGGATGGAATCTGAAACCGGACATTCTGATTCACGGTTCGCCCTGCCAAGATATGAGCATTGCAGGGCATCAAGGAAAAGCCACAGGCGAGGGCAGAATCAACAGAGGAAAAGGTTCAGACGAGGGGAGCGGAACACGTTCCTCCCTCATGTGGGAGACAATACATATCATTGAGAACATGGGCGAATGGCGACCTCGTTATGTAATATGGGAAAATGTGAAGAATGTGAAATCAAAGTACATGAGACCGAATTTTGACAGATACATGGTTGAAATGGAGCGGTTAGGATATACGAATAATTTCGAGGTACTGGATGCAAGAGAGTTCGGATTGCCACAGGCAAGAGAGCGAGTGTTCACGGTTTCTGTTCTGAATGGAGAAAGATTTGAGTTCGATGACCTTATAAGAACACCGATGCGAAATTTGCAGGAATTTCTTGAGGATGATGCAAGCGTTCCGGATGTCTACGATGTGACGCAACCGTCCGTCCTTGCGTGTATCGGAGAAAAAGGCATCCGCAGGGCAACGGTTATCACAGATTGTGCATATACAATCACGACAAGACAAGACCGGACACCTGCACAAGTCATCGACCGAGGCAATGGACGTTATCGGTATTTAACAGAGCGGGAATGTTGGCGATTGATGGGATATACCGACGAGGATTTCGACAGAGCGAAAGCAGTTCAGCAGAGGAACGGGAAATATTACAAAGCACTATACGACCAAGCAGGAAACAGCATCGCCGTTCCAATATTCGAGAGCATATTCAGAAAAATAATATTGCATGAGGTCGCATAAGACCGGAAAGAGAGGAATAAGCATGGGAGACATTATCAAAACAGCACAATGCAGGTTTTGCGGTCAGATGGTACAGATTGAGACCGACAAGGAACTGACGCAACCACAGGCAGAGGAACAGGCAACAATGACATGTAACTGCACAGAGGCGGTCGAGTATCAGAAAGAGAAACAGAGAAAAGAAAAAGCAATGATGAATGTATCTGCCTTGTTTGGAGAGAATGCAGCACCGGACAAGAGATGCGGTGAGGGCATCGTAAACATCTTAAAGGCAGCAGTCGAGGAGATTTACACCGGAGGACTTGCAAAGGTCACACTGAACCTCCGAGGGGGGGTCAAAGCATCAATTTCACAGAATGCAAAGGGTGAAATCAACGTCGAGCGTACAGAGACAAAGAAACAGAAACTCACAGAGTAATGACAGGAGGTTGAACAGATGGCAGCAGGATTCAGCGTGAAAGACGCACTCAACAAGAACAGCAAAGCGGGGATTGACGAATCTCCGAGAGCAAGATTCCGGACAAAGGACATCTCAATTTTCAAGATGTACCGGAATGATATGAATTTTTACAGTGTAGAGCAGATTGAGGAACTGGCAGGAGACATCCTCATGTATGGACTGAAACAGAACCTCGAACTTGTATATGCACCGTGCGAAATGGGCGAATATAGAATCGTGGCAGGCGAAAGACGGTGGGAGGCTCTCAAGTATCTTGTATCAAAGGGATATAAAGAATTTGAACTTGCGACCAGTAAATTGACGACACCGCAGGACGATGACGAGGAGCAGGTTGAAATCATAATTGCGAATGCATACCGTACAAAGACCGTTTCAGACATGATTGAGGAGGAAACACGCCTCAAGGCATCTCTTGAGCGTATGAAAGCAGCGGGAAAGAAAATCAAGGGATATGACCTGCAATCCGGACGATTGAGAGAGGTGATTTCCTCAATGCTGCACATGAGCAAAACAAAGGTTGCTCAAATAGAGGCAGTCAACAACAATCTGATTCCGGAATGGAAAGAGGAACTCAAGGGCGAACGCCTCACATTTTCCGCAGCCTATGAATTGAGCGGGATGACAGAGGACGAGCAGCGGGAGGCACTGGGGAAATTCACAGAAACCGGAGAACTCACGCACAAAGATGTGAAAGACATGAAAGCAGAAAGGGCAGCAGGGCAGCAGGTGTCAGAATCCGACACAGAGGCAGAAATTGGCATGAACCCGCCGGAGGTGAGAGCGGGCGACGATTACGAAACACCACATCCGGAGGGAATCACATCAATCTGTTATTCCTGCACCGAATATGAGACATGCAACGTCAAAACCGGAACATGCACCTCATGCGACCAGTACAAGAACCGTACAGAGGCATACAAGACCGACGAGCAGAGATATTCAGAGGAACAGGATGCAATCGACCGTGAGACAAAGAAAAAACTCCGTGAGATGGAGCAGGAGGAGAAGATGCAGAACCTCCCATCAGACACACAGGAGACCGGACAGAAAGTGCATCAGATACGCCTTGCAAAGTCTTATTTCGATGATGTGGCAAACGGAATCAAGACATTTGAACTCCGAAAGAATGACAGAGGATATAAAAAAGGCGACATTCTCGAAATGATGGAGTTTGCAGACGGAAAGAACACCGGACGCATGGTCAGAGTGCTTGTGACATATATCCTTGAGGACTACACAGGAATTGAGGACGGATATTGCATCATGGCAACAAAACTCATGAAAGACGGTGAGGAACATGAGTTATAAACAGAGACACCCGTATTTGATGCAGATTGTATATATCATCAAATACAGATTGAAGAATTGGAGGAAATAAGTGAAAACAGTATATGTCAGAGTAAAGACAAGAGACGAGACAAGAAAGAGAGCAGAGTGGCTCTATATGATATTAAGGGATTACACTCCGGTTATTGCAGATTTACACACATCAAAAGCACAGGTTGTGACTGAATCAATGGTTATCAAGTATGTTCCGGAAAACTACACAATGGACGGAATACGATGCGACATTGCAATCGGGTTCGGGCAATTAGGAAAAATCATCGCAACAGAGAACACCTGTGATAATTTGATGGACGAAAGAGAACTTGCAAAGTATATCGTTGACAATGAAACGATTTCAGAAAATGAAAATATTGAATGCAGGAGGTAAAAATCAATGAATGACATCAAAAGAGGCGAAATGTTCTATATCAGCAGAGGGGGGGGCATCCTACAACGGGAGCGAACAACACGCAGACCGTCCGGCGGTAGTGGTTAGCAACAACAAGAACAATGAGAACAGCAATGTTGTTGAAGTTGTATATATGACCACACAGCCAAAAACAGACCTCCCGACACATGTGACAATAAGGTCAACAGGCAGAATCAGCACGGTATTGTGTGAGCAGGTTTATTCGGTATCAACGGAACGCATCGGAACATATATCGGAGAGGCGACAGACAAGGAAATGGAGAATATCGACATTGCTCTCATGATTTCCTTGCAGTTGGATAATGGCATCAAGACAGCAAAAGAGTATTACAAGACCATCAAGGAACAGCAGGAGGAAATCGACAGTCTCAAGAGAGAAATTGAGATGTTGCAGCAGGAGCATGAGGACACAATCGCAGAGATTGAGCAGGATGCAGCAGTCTATGTTGAGGAAAACAAGAAAATTGCGAATGTGGCATCGGCAGAGGACACAATCAGATTGCAGACCGAAAGAGATACATACAAAACCATGTATGAACAGTTACTCAATAGATTAGTGAATGGAGGAGCAGCATGAACAAAAGCGAATTAAAAGCAATATTTATCAATGCAAAGGCGACAGATGCAAAATACATCGGAGTGAGCATCCAAACAGAGGGCAGCAGTCAACCGGAAATCATCATCAATCCGAATCCGAATTTTGATGCGAAATTTGACTACTACATGGAGGCATACGACGACGATTTGATTCTGATTGCAGCAAAGGGGAAAAAGGACATCAGAATCACGGCAGCAGGGCAAGGAAACAGTTTCGAGGACATCGAGTGCCAGTTGATTGGAGAGCGGGGAAAAGGTTGGAGAGAACTCATTGCAGCAGCAATCGACAAAGCCTATGAGAATATGATTGCAACCACACCTCCAACGACAGAGGAGGAACAGACCCATTGTGAAATGATAAAAGAGGCAGTCAAGGGAATATTCATCAATGAGAGCAGGACGGCAGCAGAGGCAGAGTTCATCAAGACGCACATTGTCGACTATGAGAAAATATTCGATGTGTGCATGAATGGTGATGACCTTGAGTTCAAAAAAGGACTTGTCAGATTGCAGAAAATGCAAAATGAATATGTTATGCAGCGGGAAAATGACTGATAGAGAAAAAGAGGCGTTCATCGGCGGGATAGAATTTGCGAGAGACTGGAATCTCGACATCCCGCCGGATGATTTGCGTTTATACGAGAGATTGATTCAAGAAAGGACAAAAAAAGAGAATGAACAAAGTCATATTGATGGGTAGGCTCACAAGAGACCCGAATGTAAGATATACACAGCAGAACGGTTCACAGGAATCCATGTGTGTGGCACGTTATACACTGGCAGTCGACCGGAGAGGTGCAAGAGACGGGCAACAGTCGGCAGATTTTATCTCATGCGTGGCATTTGGGAAAAACGGCGAGTTTGCGGAAAAATATCTGAAACAGGGAACAAAAATTGTTGTTACTGGCAGGATTCAGACGGGTTCATACACCAACAGAGACGGTCAAAAGGTATATACAACCGATGTTGTGATTGAGGAACAGGAATTTGCAGAAAGCAAGAGGGCAGCAGGAGAACAAGCAGAAAATGCCGGATATTCAGACGCAGGAGACGGATTCATGAACATTCCGGACGGTATCGACGGCGAATTGCCTTTTATGTAAGCGAAAAGGAGGGTTGTGATAATATGGGAATCTTAAAAGGCATAATTGACCGATTTCGGGCGATGGGAAAAACGGAAAAAGAGATTTCGGGCATTATTGAGACAGCAGCAGACAAAGCGACCGTAAATCCGGATGTCACGAAACCGGAAAAACCGAAAGAACCGGAAATGAAGATTGAAACAACAGCAGAGGCGTTCGTTGAGGCAGTTTTGCAAATGGGAACGACTTTGCAACAGGCAAAAACGGCAATTTTGAAAATGAGCAGTTCAAGAGATGCGGAAAACCGCAAAAACACGAATAACTGGCGTAAAATGCACGGTCTGCCTATGAGAAGAAAGCAGAAAGCGAGGAAAAAGCATGAAAGAGGAAAAGGAGCAGACGGTCATTGAAAAAACCTTGCTATATCTTGAAAATTATCGTGAAATGGAACGATATATCAATGAGGCGGTATCAGAGACCTCTCAAGTGCCGGATATAGGCAAATACAACATATCAGCAGAAAAGGCATTCCTGCAATCGGTCAGAGAGTGCCGTGCAGAGACGGTCATTCTGTTTGAACACTTGAAAAAGGCTCTTGCATCGCTCAAGGAAGATACAGAGGCAGCAGGTGAGGGGTACAAATACGACGCTCTTGAGGCGGTCTATATAAAGGGCATGTCATACGAGGATATAGTGAGGGAGACAGGATGCGGACGCAACTCACCGAAAAAGTGGTGCAGGGTGATGATTCAGCGGTTGTCAATCAAGTTATTCGGTGCAAAAGCGATTGAAAATGATAAAAACGGAGTGAAAACAGGGTGAAATGAGGGTGAAAACAGGGGTAAAAAGTGGGTGAACAAAAGACAAAATAAACGTGATAATATGTTAGCGTGAACAGTTGAGACGAGCGATTGCAGATGTGCAGTCGCTTTTTTCTTGCCTGTTTGCCCTCCTGTTATATAGCGGGCGGGATATACACAGTCATGTGCATAACTGCCCGCCTCTTGTGGATAACACAGCAGGAGAACACAGCGAGAGAGGAGAACGCAGATGCTATTGAAATCATGCAGGTGTGGGAAGTTGATTCCGCAGTCAATGAAGATGTGCGAGGAGTGTGAGCAACGGCAGCAGTCGAGACACATGATATACAACAACACACGGCGAGACGAGAGAGCAGCAGAGTTCTATGTATCAAAGGAATGGCGGGCAATGCGGGAGCGTATCATTGAGGTCTATGACAACGTAGATATATACGCACTATATGTCGAGCATGAGTTGCTCACATGCAATCCGGTTCACCATATCATTGAACTTGAGGACGACTGGGAACAGCGATTGAATCCGTTCAACCTCATACCTCTCAACCATAAGACACACAACACAATCACTGCTCTGTATAAGCAGAGCAAAGCAAGTATGAGAGCAACACAAAAACAGTTGAGGTCACTGATTGAGTACCACTTTCGAGAGGCAGGGGGATATAAAAAAGTTTTGTGCGATTCGTTTTTAGTCGCACCCCCTCTTTTGTTTGGAGAAAACTCCCCACGGGAATTTCAGCAGAAAGGTACATCCGAAAGGGGTGTCAGAATGTGACACAAAATCACTGAAATGTTGACGGAAAGGGGGTTTGTTGCTACATGGCAGGACAGAGACAACCCACGGATTTGGTTGTTATGAACGGGCGAAAACACCTCACAAAAGCAGAAATTGAGGCACGAAAAAACGCCGAGGTTGTAGCACCGAACGACAAAGTGAAACCTCCGTCATATTTGACACCGGAGCAAAAGAAAAAGTTCCGGAAGATTGCGAAAGAATTACTTGAAATCAAACTGATTGCGAATGTTGACTGCGATGCACTGGCGAGATTGCTCATTGCACAAGACCAGTACATCGAAATCACGCAGCAAATCAGAGCAACTCCATTGATGGAGGATGTTCCGGTATATGAGACAAAGACGAATCCGGACACGGGAGAAAAAGAACGTGTGCAGGTCGGTACAAGGCAGGTCGTGAACGGTGAACGTGAGCGTCTCATGATTATTCAAGACCGCTGCATGAAACAGTGCAGACAGGGAGCATCGGATTTTGGATTGACAGTCTCCTCACGCTGCCGTTTGATCGTACCGAAACCACAGCAGCAAAAGCCGGAGAATAAATTTGCGAAATATGCAAATTAAGGTATGGCGAAAGCAGGAGAAACACAAGACCGCTGCACACAATACGCCCTTGATGTTGTTTCGGGCAAGATAACAGCCGGAGAATATGTCCGACTTGCATGTCAAAAACACCTCGACGACATTGAGAAATCGAAAGCAGCACCGTACAAATACTATTTCGACGTTGAAAAGTCAGAGGAAATCATCAATTTCGCAGAGGAATTGACCATTGCAGAGGGCGAAGAAAACGAGCATGTGACCGCATATCCGTTCCAGTGCTTTATTTTAGGGTCACTCAACGGGTGGAGAACAAAGGAAAAATCATACAGACGGTTCAGAACGTCTTATGTGCAATTAGGCAGACAGAACGGAAAATCGTTCATCAACGGTATTTTGGCATGTTATTACGGGAATTTTGACGGGTACAAGTACGGAAAAATATTTTGTACGGCTACCAAGCAAGACCAAGCGAACATTGTTTTTGACGAGGTCGCAAAATTCATCAATTCGGACGAGGATTTGTCGGAATGGTTCAAAGTGCATGACCACAACCACACGATTGACTGTCTGTTGACGCATTCAGAAATCAAAGCGTTGTCCGGTGATACAAAGTCACTTGACGGACACCGTGCGTATTTGGGAATTGTTGACGAGTATCACGCACACAAGACGAATCAGATGTACAAGCTGCTTGAGGGAGGTATCAAGAAACTCAAGTCGGCGTTGATTTCGGTCATCACGACAGCAGGGTTCGACCTCAAATCACCCTGTTATAAATTGTATGAATATTGCTGCAATCTGTTAAAGGGCGTTTTTGAAAACGACAGTCAGTTCGTATATATCGCACAGATGGACGAGCATGACGACAGATATGTTCCGGAGAACTGGATAAAAGCGAACCCGATTCTTGAATTTGACAGGGATGCTCTTGAAAACCTCATACCGATTGCACATACAGCCCGTGATATGGGCGGGGAGGACTTGAGAGATTTTCTCGTAAAGCAGTTAAACATGTGGATGCAGTGGTCAAATTCACTGTATATCAAGGACATCGCAAAATGGAAAGCATGTGCCGTTCTGAAATCACTCAAGGATTTCAGAGGGTCAAAATGTTATGTCGGGGTCGACCTGTCATCCGGGGGCGACTTGACATCAATCGCAATCGTGATTCCGTTCATGGTTGACGGAGTAAAGAAATATTTTATACACACACATTCGTTCATTCCGTTCTCAAGGGTGGATGAACACATCAAGACCGACAAAGTACCTTATGACGTATGGATTGAAAAGGGTCTTGTGACAGTGACCGAGACACTGGGAGGAATAAAGACAGATTACAAATACATCATCAAATATCTTGAGGATTTGGTGAAAGAATACGACCTCAAACCGCAGTTGATTTGTTATGACCCGCACAACGCATCGGCGTTCCTGTCAGACCTTGAGGCGTTGGGATTCGATTCAATCTCTGTTACACAGACAGCGAAAGAGTTGAACGATGCGACGGTCGATTTCAGACTTGAGATTTTAGCAGGCAACGTGGAAATCGAGGGAATAGAGGTCGGAAAAGAGGGAAACAAGATTGTTGTTCCTGCCGATGGTTTGCTTGTGTGGTCTATCGCAAACGCAAAGACCATCTCAAATAACTACGGCGAAATAAAAATTGACAAAGACATCACGACAGAGAGAATAGACCCGATTGACGCTATCATCGACGCATGGAAACACGCAATGAAAGAGGAATACCGTCCGGATGTGAATGAAACTGTCAACGAATGGCTTGAGCAATTTGAAAAATACATGAAGAAAGGCGGTGAGAAATAAATGAATCCGTTTCAGAGATTAGGAGTGAAAATTTCAAATTGGTGGAGAGGAGAATCACAGGACAGCGGAGGCGTTGTGACACTGAACTCACCGTCGTTCCTTGAGAGGATAGGACTGAAAAGAAAAGGGAAACCGACATCAGAGGTCACGTATTTCACATGTCTCAAGATGCTGTCGGAGACCCTTGCGAAAATGCCTATCAAATATTATCAGAAAACGGACAAGGGAATCATTGAGGCAGAGGCGACGGACACATCAAAGCTGCTCTCAAAAAGACCGAATCCGTTTATGACACCAACGACATTTTGGAACACGGTTGAAATCAACCGCAACCATTACGGAAACGCCTATGTGTACATAAGAAAGAAGTTTGACCGCAAGAAATACGGCGGTGAAATCAAAATCGTTGATTTGTGGGTTATGCAGTCAAATTGTGTGCAGATAGTCGTTGACGATGCGGGAATATTCGCAGGAGTTGGGCGTTTGTGGTATGTCTACACAGACCCGACATCCGGTCGTCAATATGTGTTCAGTACAGACGAGGTCATGCACTTCAAAACATCATTCAGTTTTGACGGAATCACAGGACTACCAGTGCAGCAGATATTGAGAGACACGGTTGCGGGTGCATCCGAATCACAGGCGTTCATGAATAACTTGTATGAGAGCGGTCTGACAGCAAAGGCAACTCTTGAATATACCGGAGAACTGAACGAAAAAGCGAAAACAGCACTTGTCAAGTCGTTTGAGGAGTTCGGCAGCGGGGCGAAGAATACAGGAAAAATCCTGCCTGTTCCGTTGGGGATGAAACTCACACCTCTCGACATCAAACTGACAGATTCGCAGTTCTTTGAACTGAAAAAATACAATGCACTGCAAATCGCCGGAGCGTTCGGGGTGAAACCGAATCAAATCAACGACTATTCAAAGTCGTCATACAGTAACAGCGAAATGCAGCAGTTATCATTCTACGTCGACACGGAACTGTTCATAATCAAGCAGTATGAGGAGGAAATCAATTTCAAAATACTGCCGGATGAAGATGCAGACGACGGATATTATTACAAATTCAACGAAAAGGTATTGTTCCGCACTGATTCAAAAACGCAGATGGAATATTTGAGAAACGGTGTCGGGGGAATGATTATCAAACCGAATGAGGCAAGACGTAAACTCGACATGGAAGATGCGGAGGGAGGCGATGTTCTGCTTGCAAATGGCAGCATCGTTCCGTTGACTATGGCGGGAGCAGCATATTTGAAAGGTGCATCCGAACCGGATGAAACCGAAGAACCGGAGCAGCCGGAAGAAAAGACAGAGCCGGACGCAGAGCAGCCGGACACAGCAACAGAACCGGACGAAACCGACGAGGCAGAGGACGAGGATGAACAGGAGGGAGGTGAATAATCATGCCAAAGAGACGTTTTGATTTCACAAAGAAGAATAAACGCAGCGGAAAGGTCGAAAATGTCGGCTATTTGGATTTAGAGCAGGACGAGGAACAGAGCAGATGTTCCTTGTATTTCTACGGTGACATTGTATCGGCAACATGGGAATCCATGTGGTACGAGGAGGACAGATGCCCGCAGGACATCGCAGATTTTCTCAACCAGTTAGATGGCTATGAGGACATTGATATTTATTTCAATTCCGGAGGTGGAGACGTATTTGCAGGACTGGCAATCTATAACCAGTTAAAACGATACGACGGACACAAAGTCGGCTATGTCGACGGAATGGCTGCATCTATCGCATCGGTCATCATGTTCGCTTGCGACGAACTGCATTTTGCAACAGGGGCACAAGCAATGATTCACAAACCGTTGTGCATGGCATACGGCAACGCAGACGATTTCAAGGCAGTAATAAAACAGTTGAATCTCTGCGAGGATTCAATCCTTGACGTTTACATGGAACATGTGCAGGAGGGTGTCACAAGAGACAAGATTCAGAGCCTCATGAGCAATGAGACATGGTTCGACAGTAAGAAGATGCAGCAGTATTTCAATGTCGAAATCGAAGAAAAGGCAGCAGTCGCAGCGTGTGCATCCGACTATTTTGAGAAATACAACAATATTCCGGAGGCACTCAAGAGAACTGAAAAAGAAAACATTGTCGATGCGGTGCTTGCAGAACTGGAAAAGAGAAACAGTGCAGCAGCACAGGCAGAGGAACAGAGAATCGAGGCAGAAAAACGGGAGATTCTCGATGATTTATACCTTTACGGTATGTAAGAAATGGAGGACAGAAAGTCATGAATAAGGAATTACAGAAGTTATTGAAACAGATTAACGACAAGAAAAATGAAGTCAAGAGCCTTGTGAACGACGGAAAACTCGACAAGGCAAAGACAGCAAAGGAAGAACTCAAGGAGTTACAGAACAGATTCGACCTCCTCTATGATTTGGACGAGGACGAGCAGGGCGGTATTGAGGACAAGGTCAACAAAGGCACTGCAAAGCAGGTCGGCGGTGAGAAAAAGGTTGACAAAAAGAACCTTGTGAAAGCGTTCGTCAACATCGTAAAAGCGGGATTCCTGCACAGAGAGGCAGACGAGGCAGATGTTGAGGTGTACAAGAACGCACTCACATCCGACACAACCGCAGGAAGTGAGGGAGAGGTCGGAATCGGCGTGACTATTCCGGAGGACATCCGAACAGACATCATCGAACTGCGTCGTTCATCCGACAACCTTGAGCAGTATGTCAATGTTGAGGGAGTTGTGACAAAGACAGGAACACGAAACATTGAGGTTGATGCAGAATCAACACCGTTCGACAACGTGGATGAGGCTGCGGATTTTCCGGAGATGGACGAGCCGGAATTTTTACCGATTGAGTACAAGGTCAAGAAAAAAGGTGGAATCCTCAAGATGACCGCCGAACTGCTTGAGGACACAGCAGCCAACATCATGGCGTACATCAACAAATGGATTGCGAAAAAGACAAAGGCAACCCGTAACGCAATGATTCTCAAGGTACTCAACGAAATGACAAAGGGAAAAGAGGTCACAGTGGAGAACCTCGACAGCCTCAAGGACATTTTCAATGAGCAGTTAGACCCTGCGATTGCAGAATCCTCAATCGTCATCACGAATCAGAGCGGTTTCAACTACCTCGACAAGTTAAAGGATAAAGACGGAAATTATATTTTACAGAAAGACCCAACACAGCAGACAAAGGGAAAGATGCTTTTCGGAGAATACAGAATCGTGAAGCTGTCAAAGAAAACACTCAAGTCCACACCGATTATGAACAGCGATGGTCATGCAATCGACGGGTACAAGCATCCTGTTTTCTGCGGTGACTTGAAAGAGGCTATCACACTTTTTGACAGAAATGTTCTGACAATCGACCTCAATGACAAAGGTGCGGGGTTATGGGATAAGGACATGACAGGTCTCAAGGTTCGTGACCGTTTCGATGTGCAGGCGGTTGACAAAGATGCAGTCATCAAGGGCGAAATCACAGAGGTTGTCAACGGGTAACAAAGCAGCAGGGCGGTGAATCCGTCCTGCTATTGAAAGCAGGTGAGAAACATGACGGATGAAGAAAAAGAGAAATACAGAGACGGTCTGATTGCCACATGCAAGGTATATTGTCACATCGACTATGATGACGACATGGAAATCCTTGAATTGATGTTTGATGTGACCATGCAGGAAATGACGGAACTGATTCCGAATTTCGACCAGTACAGCCTCACAAGCCGTCAAAAGCTGCTTGCGTTTATATCCGTGAAAGAACTCTACGACAACCGTGACAAATACCGGAGCGACACGAAACTGCTTGCCTCTGCTGCCTCCTCAATGCTTTTGAAAGAAATATACGGAGGTGCAGCACAATGACAGGCAGAATCAAGATAATTCGCAAGGTGTCGAGCGTTGTTGATGGCAGACGGCAGCAGGAGGAAACGGAGTTTTATTCCTGCTGGTGTGAGGTCAAGAATTTGGGAACAAATGAGAAATACACAGCCTTGCAGACCGGACTTGAAAACACAATCGTTTTTGAGACACGAACGTGCGACAAGATGGAAGAAATCCGACTGAACTTGAAAGAGTTCTATGCGGTGTACAAAGGCGTTGAGTTCAAGATATATGATGCGTCTCCAATGTTCACGGACGACAGGAAATATCAGTTGAAATGTAGAGCGGGAGCATAGTGTCATAATCTGACACCGGAGGGATGCGATGAAAATTGAAATGGAATTTCAAGGATTGCAGGAACTTGTAAAAGCGTTTGAGGATGCAGCAAGCGACGAGGACATCCGAGCGGTCAACAAAAAGATTGTTGAGCAGGGTGAACCCGTCGTGAAACGCATTATGTCGGGGAAGATTCCAAAATCGGCAGATATAAAGTTGAGCGGTCGAGGATTCGGCTCAAAATCATCGGTCACATCACACGCAGCGGACAGCGTTCCACTGGGGGCGGTCAAGGTGAAAGACACCGGAGCGTCAGCGGATGTCGGATGGGAAAAGTCGGATAATAGCGAACACTTTTATGTGAAATTCATTAACTGGGGAACTATTTACAGACCGCCTCAAGAATTTATCTATGCGACAGGGCGTGAGGCAGATGCGGAACTGCAAAAAATCGCAGAACAGGAGTATCAATCCTATTTAGACAACACAATGAAATGAGGTGATAGCGTGAACAGTCCGGACATCATAAAAGACGCATCGGGTGCGTTGCAGCAGATTTCAGACAGGGGAATCACTGTCATGCAAGGGTGGTATGACAAGAACATCCATAAAACACATGTGACCTTGTGGGATTTGGGAGAAGTCGACGAGAACTTTTCAGATGATGATGCGGAGGGAGTGACGCTGTCATTGCAGGTCACTATTTTTTCGGAGAGTGACGAGGTTGAACTTGCGAGGGAAATCAAGAAACTCATGAAAGAAAAAGACTTTTCGTTTGAGGGCAGGAACGGAGACGATTCCAAACCGGAGGACGGAATCTATATGAAAGCACAAAGATTTTCAAAATTTTATGAAATGGAGGAATAGACATGACTGAAACAGTAACACCATTAAGCGAAACAGTATCACAGATTGTTAGAAGTAGAACATGCGGTTGTAGGGATTTCTACATCGCAAAAATCACACAGAATGATGCAACAGGATATGTTGCGGGAACTCCGGTGAAACTGGCAAGAGCAATCAAAGCGAAAGTTGATGAAAAATGGACTTCTGAAAAGATTTACTCCGATGACGGAACGGAGGAGGTCATCAACTCATACGAGGGAACAGAGGTCGAACTTGAGGTCAATGCACTTGCACCACAGGACAGACAGATTTTATTCGGGCAGTTATACGAGAACGGTTTCCTCATTAAGACAGCCGACGACAAAGCACCGGAGGTCGCTGTCGGATGGCGTGAGAGAAAACTGAACGGAAAGTATGATTTCAAATGGTTATACGCCGGAAAGTTTGCAGAGGGAATCAGTGAGGAGGCAAGCACAAAAGAGGGCAAATTGTCTCCGACAACAAAGAGCATCAAGGGTTCATTCTACGAGAGAAGTCTTGACAATGCGTATGAGATTTCGGTCGATGAATCAAATCTTGTGAAAGAGAACACAAAGGCAGCAGAAGCAATCAAGAGTTGGTTTTCAAAGGTGCAGGAAAAGAACGACGCAGCAGCGTAACAAGGGATATATAACAGGAGGATAAACCATGAAAAGAAAAATCATCATCAGCAACAAAGAGTTCACAATGCCGAAAATGTCGATTGATACATACACGGAGTATCTCGATATTGCGGAGCAGATTGACACACATCCGAGATATACAAAACAGGACATTGAAATAATGGAGATGTTTGTCTGCAAAGCATACGGAGACCAGTTCACCGTTGAGGAATTAAAGAATCCGGAGACCGGGCTGGATGCAGCAGGTTTGATTCTTGAGTTCCAGTTCATTGACGCAGGAATCGGGGAAGAACTCACCAAACGCATGGAGAAGATAGAGAAAAATTTTCAGAGTGGCAAGTGATACCGGAAATAGAGGTCACTTGCAGCGGGAAAAGATATTTTATCAACTCCATAACAGTGGAGCAGTACAAAAAATATGTCAGTCTCATGGAGAAAAACAGCACGGAAAAGATTTCCGGAGTGATGTTTTTTAATACAAAGATAATGCAGGAGTTGTTCGAGAATGAATTGACACTTGCGGAAATCGGGGAGATTGATGCGATTGATTTTCTAACGGCAATCAAGACGGTTCATTTTGTGATGCAGAACATAATTGCAGAGAAATTATTGAACATTGTCGAGGTTGAACAGGTGGAGAAAGAAAAGTCCGCATTTGACGAATATGACCGTGAAAACGGATATGAGGACGAGCTGGAAGAACCGGAGGAAAATCAATGGAAAGTCTGCGGGGAGATTGTCGACCGTGTTGTAAAAATTGCGATTCGGCTTTTGAAAAACTCATACAGTCAGTGCATGAAAGAAAACATTGTCACGTTGTTGGAATACTTGCGTTTTGAATTAGACACAATCAACGAAAATCAGTAAGAGAGGAGGCGACCGAATGGCTTATACAAGCGTCAAAATTTCTGCAAATTCAAGTGATTACCAGTCACAAATGAAATCGGCAGCAGCACAAATGAAAGTCCTGTCTGCGGAATATACGACGGCAGCAACGAAAGCAAAGTTGTTCGGTTCGGAAACAGACAGCCTCAAGGCAAAAGCCGAATCGCTCACTCAAAAAATCACGGTGCAGAAAGGCATTGTGCAGTTAAATAGTGAGCAACAGGAAAAGTTGACAAAGAAACTGTCAGAACAGAAAACAAAGCAGGAGGAACTCAAGGGAAAGATTGACGCTGCGAAAGAAGCCTATGCAAAGTCGACAGAGGAGACGGGGAAGAACTCCGAGCAGTCAAAAGCTTTAAAAGAGGAATTAGACAAACTCGAACAGGAGTACAAGGCAAATGAAACGGCAATCGGGAAAACAGAGACGGCTCTTGCAAATCAGACAGTAAAGACAGAAAAGTCAAAGACTGCCCTCATGAATATGGAGGCAGAACTGAAAAATGTTAATGAGCAATTAAAAGACAATAAACTTGAAAAATTTGCGACTGCTTGCGATACGGCAGGAACAAAGATGGAGAGTTTCGGAAAGAAAATGTCGGTTGTCTCTGCCGGAATTGCGGGCATTGGTGCAGCATCAATCAAAGCATTCACGGAACTCGACGAGGGTTATGACACCATAGTAACAAAGACCGGAGCAACCGGAAAGGCACTTGAGGGGTTGACAAAGTCTGCGGATAATGTTTTCGGAACAATGCCGGAGGATATGTCAACGGTAGGCGAGGCAATCGGAGAAGTCAACACAAGATTCCACACAACAGGAACAGAACTTGAAAAGACCTCAAAGCAGTTCGTACAGTTTGCATCAATCAACGGAACAAACGTCACACAGTCAGTTGACCAAGTTGACAAAATCATGAAAGCATGGAACGTCGATGCATCACAGACAGGAAACCTGTTAGGATTGCTCACGGCAAAGGCACAGGAAACAGGAATCTCTGTTGATACATTAGAGGGATATGTCCTCGACAATAACGCACAATTCAAAGAAATGGGATTGTCGTTGCCTCAAGCAATCAATTTAATGGCTCAATTCGACGCAAACGGTGTTGATTCAACTCAAGCAATGGCGGGTCTGAAAAAAGCATTACAGAACGCCACATCAGAGGGAAAATCAATGGACGAGGCGTTGTCAGATACTATCGGCAGCATCAAGAACGCAAAGACAGAGACCGAGGCGATGCAGATTGCAACGGAATTGTTCGGAAAAAAAGGTGCTGCGGAAATGACAAAGGCAATTCGTGAGAACAGAATTGACCTCACCAGTCTTTCGTCATCAATGGAGGAATACGGTTCAACAGTCGAGGACACCTACAACGGAACACTCGACCCGATTGACAATGCAAAGGTTGCAATGAACAACGCAAAACTGGCGTTGTCGACACTGGCATCCACAGCACAGACATCCGCAGCACCTATGATTGAAAAATTGACCGGAAAGATTCAAGAGTTGACAAAATGGTTTACGTCGCTCTCTCCGGCACAACAAGAAACAGTCCTCAAAGTTGGTCTTGTGGTTGCTGCTATCGGTCCGTTGTCAATCGGATTCGGAAAAGTGGCAAAGGGAATCTCCGACACGGTAACGACCGGACAGAAATTTGCGTCCGGAGCTGCAAAGATAATCGCAAAGATTACGGCAAAGACAGCAGCCACGGCAGCGGGAACGGCAGCAGATACGGCAGGAACAGCAGCCACGGCAGCACATACGGCAGCCACAACAGCAGCCACAGCAACAACCGGAGGAATGACGGCAGCACAGACCGCATTGAACGCAGTCATGAACTTGTGTCCGATTATTCTGATTGTGACACTGATTGCCGGACTGATTGCAGCAGGTGTCGCCTTATACAAAAACTGGGATACGGTCAAGGAAAAACTGTCCGAATTATGGGGCAACATCAAGGAAAAATTCAATGCAATCAAAGAGACTATCACGGGAGCGTTCACGAAAGCGAAAGAGGCGGTCACAAATAAGGTCAAGGAAATCGGTGACAGCATAAAAAACAGCACCATAGGACAAGTAGCCTCGAAAGTATTCAACGGCGTAAAGGACACAGTTCATAATGTCATGTCGGCAGCGACCGAAACGGCAAAGGAAAAACTGGGGAACATGAAAACCGCCTATGAAGAAAACGGAGGCGGTATCAAGGGCGTTGTCGCTGCCGGATGGGAGGGAATCAAAGGATATTATTCAGCAGGATTCACATTCGTTGATAATTTATCCGGAGGAAAACTCTCTGAAATCAAATCAAAATTCTCTGAAAAGACATCGGAAATCAAAACAAAGGTTTCCGATGGTTGGGAAAATATGAAAACTACCGTCACGACAAAAATGACGGAATGGAAAACCAACGCATCGAACAAACTGAATGAAATCAAGTCAAATTTTTCGACAAAGGTTTCAGACATCAAGTCCAATGTCTCGACAGGTTGGGAGAATATGAAAACCACCGTCACGACAAAAATGACGGAATGGAAAAACAATGCAACGAATAAATTGACGGAAATCAAATCCGGATTCTCCTCAAAAGTTTCGGAGATAAAATCAAAATGGTCGACTGATTTCACGAATATAAAGGACAAAGCGACCTCCCTCATGGAAACAGCAAAGTCCAATGTGTCAACAAAACTCGATCACATGAAATCCGCATACAGTGAAAAAGGCGGTGGAATCAAGGGAATCGTGTCTGCTACGTTCACAGGCGTAAAGGACACAATGAACTCTCTCATGAGTACGGCGAACACTCTGACGGGTGGAAAACTCGACAGCATCAAATCGGCGTTCTCAAGCAAATTAGAGAGTGCAAAATCAACCGCATCATCTGCGATGGAAAATATCAAGTCATCATTTTCCTCAAAGATGGAATCCGCACACGGAGCGGTGACAGGTGCATTGTCGAGAATCAAATCGGCATTCAATTTCAGATGGTCATTGCCACACTTGAACCTGCCACACATCAGTGTGTCCGGAGGTGTTGCACCGTTCGGAATTGGAGGAAAAGGTTCACTTCCGTCATTCTCGATTCAGTGGTATAAATCCGGCGGTATCATGACAAATCCGACCGTGTTCGGAATCAATGGCAACAGCCTCATGGTAGGAGGCGAGGCGGGTGACGAGGCAATCTTGCCACTTGCAGAATTTTATAACAAATTGAACAACATCCTCGACAAGAAACTGGATGCAGTCCAAAAATCAAATATTGTGTATGTGACGAATCACACATACATCGACGGAGACGAGGTTGCAAGCAGAACCGTGTCGAGGGTTGATGCACAGATGGTCACAGACAAAAGGAAAGGGAGGTAAAACAAGGCGATGAAGATAAACGGAACAGACATCAGAGTGTACAACGCAAAACAGTTGACCGTCGATGTGCAGCCTCCCTCAATCATGAATAATTATGAATGGTTGTCGGGAGCAACACTCCCGACAGAACTTGAGACAGATGTTCAGATGGGTCATTTGAAACTGTCAATCTATTTCAAAGGCAAGGACAGGAACAGCATCATCCGTTCTGCGTCAGAATTTATGATGAATTTCACAAAGCCGTGCAGGTTGGAACTTGACGGCTACAAAGGAACATATATCGGGTTCATCACATCAAATGACTATGAGAAAAAGAATGTGAAACAGAGGTACGTCGTAAACGTGGAATTTGACGGCTTTTTCGTCGATGACGACCTCTCAATCACATTCGACGGGAAAACCTCCGCATCGTTCTATAAAGTGGGTACAAGAGACACTCCGTGCGTTGTGGAGGTATATGCAAAAAGCACCTTGACGAATTACACAATCACCGGACTGGGAGAAGACATCATTGTTGAGAGCCTTGCAGCAGGAAAAACGGTTGTGATAGATGCAAAAACCGGACTTGTGACGATAGACGGGGCGAACGCATTTGACAAGGTGGATTTGTGGGAATTTCCGGTATTAAAGGCAGGAGAAACGGCACTCATATTCTCCAACACAAAGGCAAGAGTGACGGTCAGATACACTCCGATGTGGATTTAGGAGGTGAGAGCGTTGCAGATTTTTGATGATAAAAAGAAAAGAATCGGAACACTGCCCGGATTCAAGGATAGGGCAATCACCACGACACTGGATTCCGGAGATAAGGAATTGACGTTTGACTATCCTGCATCGGGAGCGTTGGTTGACCTGCTCAAAGAAGAATATTATATACGTACTAAAACGGACGAATTTGTTCTCAAAGCAGTCGAAAAAGGGGAACAGTTCAACAAATACACCGCCGTCCTCAATGTGGAGGAATTGGAGGGAACGGCGTTCCCGTATGGGTTTGAATCGGATGAACAGACAATCAAAGCGTGTCTTGAGTTTGCGTTCGAGGGTACGGGGTGGCATGTCGGAACATGCACAGTCACAAAGAAAAGAACCATTGACGAGCAGGAGAGTGTCACGGCATGGGATGTCCTGCAAAAGTGCCTCACGACATACCGTTGTGAGTGCATCATTCACTCACTGACAAAGACAATCGACATTTATGACAGGATAGGAAGTGACAGAGGGTGCTATTTCATGGAGGGATTGAACCTCCGGAAAATATCTTTGAAATCCGACACCTATGATTTTTATACAAGAATCTATCCGATAGGCAAGGACGGCATCACGCCGGAATGGTTGACCGGAAAAGATTACATCGACAATTTTCAGTATAGTTCCAAAATCAAGGCGTATGTGTGGAAAGATGAACGATACACCAACACCACAAGTCTGATTGAGGATGCGACGGCAAAGATTGAGGAAATGTCACGACCATACAAGGCATATACTGCGGAGGTGGTCGACCTTGCGAAAGCGTCAGAAAAATACAAAGACATTCTTTCATACGGAATCGGAGACACGGTCACGCTTGTGTCAAAGAAAACCAGAACGAAAGAAAAACAGAGGATTGTCAAAATCACGGAATATCCGGAGACACCGGAAAAGAATACGGTTGAGATTTCAAATGCGAGAAAGACATTTGCAGAGATTCAGAAAGAGGAGACAGCAGCAGCGACCGAGGAGGCAATCTCAATCTCCAACAGGGCAACAAAGAAAGTCCTTGAGAACTATTCGACCACGGAGGAGATTGAAACCAAAATCACGGCATCGAAAAAGGCAGTCGAGGCGGGTGTTGCCTACACTCTGAAAAATTATTATACATCCGTGCAGATGGATTCCTTGATAAAAGCCACAAAAGAGGAGATTTCTCAAGAGGTAAAACATGTTGAGGAAAACTCAATGCACAACTATGTTGTGAATGGAGATTTTTCAAACGGACTTGATGATAACTGGTACAACAGTAATGAGACAAACAACTCCGTGATGGATGTGTCCGGTTTGGGTACGGTTGCAAAAATACTGAAAACATCCTCAAGCAGTTCCTATATACGGCAGAATTTAGGGAAAATACCTGCGGGAACATATCGTGTGAGATATAAGGCAGCAACAGCAGCAGGGTACGAAAGCACGGCAAGGGTGCAGGTGGGGGCATTGGGAAGTTATTCAACGACATCATCCGGAATGCTAAAGAGTAAAGAGTTCACGACGATTGAACGTGAAATCACGGTATCAGAGGGAACAAAATATATTTACATTTACGCATACACACAGAACGCACCCGTGTATATCACGGATATTGAGGTATTAGGACTGTATTCATTGTATGCGGATGCAAAGATTCAAGTGACCGCAGAGGAAATAACCTCCGAGGTAAAGAAAAAAGTCAACTCCGATGATTTCGGAACGCTAATCACACAGAACGCATACAATGTCCGAGTTGCATTCAATAACGGCAGTTCGTACATGCAGTTTGATTCGACAGGAATCACGATGTACACAGGAACTATCACAGACAACACAAAAAGAACACGATTCGATTACAACGGCGAACATTTCTATCGTGACGGAAAATATGTCGGAAAAATCGGAACAAACACCATGATAGGGAATGACAGTCAGAGAGGACTTGTGTTTGATATAGAATATGACACAGCATATATGTCATGGGCGAACAAGGAAAGTGCAAACGGCAGTTCATACATGATGAAATGGGCTTACTGCACACAACAGTGCAACAATTATGAGGCGAATATGCTACATGCAGGGGCAGACATTAACATGCACTATTATAAATTGAGAAACGTGAGTTTTGAAGATGGGGCAATCAATGGAACATTGACATTCAAGCAACCTTTAGCAGTGAACAGCGATGGAAAATTGTCAAAATGGTCAACAGCAACATTGACATTCAAGAATGGAATTTTGATTTCGGGTGCGTGGAGTAACGGATAAAACAGGAGGAAAAACAATGCAGATGAATGACGAAAATATTCAAACAGAGGAAAACAAACAGGCAGCAGAGCCGGAGTTCAAGTTTCCGGATGATGCGGAAAGCACATCAAGACCAAACGAGACAGCAGAAGTTGTGACAAGAGAAACCGCAGAGGAAACAAACACGGAACTCTTACAGAGCATCGACAAGAAACTTGACATGTTACTTGCAGCACAGGCAGCAACGCAGACAGCAAAGGAGGAATAATCGTGAATGTACCTATCGCAGTGAGAATCGAATGTGCAAAGGGAGAAATCCTCAACGCTATGGAGGCAATACAGACAAAACATGCGTTGCCTCCCTGCATCATGGACGGCGTTCTTTCTTCCGTACTGGCAGAGGTGAGGAGTGAGGCAAAGATTGAACTCATAAACTCAACAAATGCAATGATGGCAGAAAAAGACGAGGAACTTGAAAAGGCGAAAAAAGCAGCAAAGAGAACCTTGAGAACCGAACCGGAGCAGACTGAGGAGGAACATCCGGAGAATCCGGAAGAATAAGCGGTAAACGCCGAGAGGAGGTGAGAGCATGGCAGCGTTGACGAAATTGACGACGAACATCAATCTTGAGATGTCCGGAGACACAAAAAGATATTTAGTATCTGCAAAGCAGGGAGACAAGGCAACACGATTCATCGTTGCAAAACTACTCAATAACGGTGAACCGTACACAATCCCGACAGGTTCGAGAGCGGTCATCAATATTGCAAAGCCGGACGGGAAACATGTGTACAACACATGTACATATTCCGGTTCGGATGTGACGGTCGAACTGACAAATCAAGCACTTGCAGCCTCCGGAACGGCATATTGTGACATTGAAATCCGGACAAATGATGATTCACAGATTATCACATCCGCATCGTTTACGATGGAGATTGAGAAGTCACAGAGGGATGAAAATGCAATCCTGTCATCAAATGAGTTCACAGACCTTGAGAACAGAATCAAGGGGCATATTGAGACCATTGAGAACACGGATGCAGCAGTCAAGAAAGCAGAATCGGCAAGGGTGACGGCAGAAAAAGCAAGAGTAAAGGCAGAGAGTGAAAGAGCAGCAGCGGAAAAGAGCCGACAGGAAAATGAGAACACCCGCATCCAACAGGAGAAACAGAGGCAGCAGGACACATCACAGGCGGTCAAGAACGCCGAGGATGCGACCGCAGCAACCAAACAGGCGACAAAGGACTGCAAAGAGATCACAGACAGGGCAGAGGATGCGTTGCAGAATCAAGAGCAGCTTGAGGCGACTTTGAACACGGCGACACAGATTCGACAGGAAGTGTCACAGATGCAGTCGGCAGTCGAGGAGGCAAAGAAACAGGTTGAGCAGGACAAAAAGGATATTGATGACACGATTCAAAATTCCCTGCTTGCATCCACAGAGAAAATCCTTGAGAGTGTGCAGGACTATTTCAACCGTGCCGAGGCTTTATATTCGAGCATGTATCTTGATTGTGACGGTGAAACACCATACCTGCGAACCGTGACACCGATTTTCATTGATGGAGCAACGCCACAGGTCAGACGGGCAAATGAGGGCGTTGATTTCGACGGAGGAACGCCGACCTCCCGACAATTAGCAGTATAATTCCACGATACTGGAAACAGACGGCGAAACGAACACAAAAACGTGATTGTGTGATATATTCCATAATCACGGGGCAAAGGAGGTTGAACAGATGGCAGCAATCAGACCATGCACCGGAACAACGGCAGACTGGAAAGCGGTTGAGGACACACTGATTCTAAAGGAAAGAGAGGTCGGAGTTGAAATTGACACATCCGGTCATTATTTAGTCAGACAGGGAGATGGTAAAAACAAATTCTTTGATTTGCCGATTATCGTCAATAATGCACGTTATGAGGAAATACTGGAATTGACACAGGGGTACATGAACACCGTGAACAATTTCAGCAAGAACATGACGGAGGCGACCAACAGTGCAAACAGTGCAGCAAAGACGGCAAGCGATGCAGCAGCATCCGCAACCGCAGGAGCAAAGGCGTGTGAGGGCATTGTGGACGGTCTCAACACTATGGTTGACACAGTAACAAAAAAGACCTGCGTTCTCTCGATTGAGGACGGGATTTTGACGATAAGGGAGGCTTGAGCATGACTTACAAGAAAGTAACACCGATTTCAAAAGGCGTGTTGAGAATCAGAAGTGAACCCGATGAAAGCGGGAGAGTGTGCGGTTCGGTATCTTATGGCGAGGAGGTCACGGTTGAAACGACAAAGGTGACATCGAAAAAAGGTAAAGAATATTACAGACTGGCGGGATATGGCTATATTTTAGCGTCACAGGTAAGGGATGCAGAATCGCAGACAGAGGCAGAGGCGAAAGTGGATGCAGCGGTCAAGAAAGCGGAATCAGCAGCGAGCAAAGCAGAACAGGCAGCAAAGGCGTGTGACGGCATAGCTGCCGGAATGAATGTCGTGATTGATTCTGTCACAGGGAAAGCGTGTGAGATTGGAATGACCGACGGAAATATTGTTGTAAGGGAGGCTTAACACATGGCAAGCGGAGACGTAATTGTAAAAGTAGCAGACAAAGAAACACTCGACCGCACATATGCGAATACAAACGCAATACTGGCAGCAGTCGGGGAGAATGTAAGAGTAAAGGGAGTAAAGCGTTACGGACTGAAAATCAATAAAAATGACAGCAATCCGGCGACACGCTGCACATACCTTTTCGATGCGGTGGGAATGACACCTGCTGCGATGAACTATTCAACCGGAGCATTTGATTTCGGAGACTGGGGAGATGTCTTTTTTGTAAAGAACAACTATCCGGCAATGGTCAGATATGACGGTACAGAAGATTATAAACTTGACCCGAACGACCACACAAAGAAAGCGGACGGAACAACGGCATCCGATGTCACAAACACGGCATACGGAGGAAATGCAATGAGTGTTTTCGATGGCAGCGGTGACAAGGGCAAAATTTGGCTCTCACAGTTTGAAATCGGAAACTATGAGTACATGATTATTTCAAACGTCCAGTATGATGAATCGTACAACGACGATGCGTATGTAAGAGAGGACGGCTCACATGCGGATAAACTCTATTATCCGATGTTCGGCGGTTCATACGACGGAACACGCATCCGTTCTCTTGCAGGACAGACGCTCATGTACAATACAAACGCATCGACAGAAATTACAAGAGCAAAAGCGAACGGCAACGGTTGGAACATCGGCTCATGGAGTAAAAGAAACCTGTTGGATTGTATGCTCAAGATTATGTCAAAGACAGACAATTCACAGACAGCGTTCGGACAGGGGCAGACATCCGGATATGTGAACGACACATCACAGAACTACGGACACCTTGCGACCGGAACATTGACAAACAAAGGACAGTTTTTCGGTTATAAGGACACGACCCATGAGGTCAAAGTGTTCTACATTGAAAAATGGTGGGGCAACCGTTGGGATAGAATCAACGGTCTGTTGATGGTCGGAGGAGAAATTCTTGCGAAAATGACACCTCCATACAATCTGACCGGAAAGGACTTTGAAAAGGTCGGAATCACATTCACATCATCCGGCAGCGGTTATCAGAAAGGAACAAAATCAAGCAGATTCGGACGCATTGTCAATTCAATAGGTGGCAGCAGTAGCACATACACATGTGACTATTTTTGGCGGAACGCCGGAATAACTGCGGTCGCCCTTGTCGGCGGTGACTGTAGCGATGGCGGGCGCTGCGGTGCGGATTACTTGAATTTGAACTATTCTGCGGGCGATGCGAGCTGGAACGTCGGTGCGTCCGTTTTCTTAGAACAGCCTATCGCTGCGTAAGCAGCAAGGGGGAGGAACGGAGGGGGAACGCCTCCGCTATTCCCGCCGTTAGGCGGTGTGGTCGTTTTTAGAAAAATGAATATAGGGATATAGGGTGCGGTGTCGGGCGGTGTTCCTGCTCCCTGCGGTCGCCCTTGTCGGCGGTAACTGTAACAATGGCGAGAACTGCGGTGCGGATTACTTGAATTTGAACAATTCTGCGGGCAATGCGAACTGGAACATCGGTGCGTCCAATTTCTTCTCATATCGGAGCGTTTAATCAAATGCAGCCTATATCCCACGCCACAAGGCGAAAATCATTCCGGATATAGGGTCGGTTGAGTAAGCATAAGCACAAAAACCGATAGGAGAT